GAAGCGGCGGCGGCTGAAGGTAAGCAACAACGCGAGAAGGAGGTCATCATTTCTGCATGAGCCGTCCATCTGCCATTTTCCAAACGGTGTTTGAGGAGCTGGGGATGGCCTGCGGCCAATACACTCCAGCCGACATGGCGGCGAATGTGCCGCTGCAATTAGAGCTGCTGAGCTGCTTCCATCGTGCGTATGCGAAGGGCTACAATGAGCGGAGCTGGGAAGATGCTTGGATAGGCACGACGGTGACGCCGGTGAACCGGGCTGTGACATGGGCGCAGATTGGCAATGCACGGAAATTTGAACTGTGGACGAGTGATCCGCGCCGAGTGGAATATGATCCAAGGCCGATGCCTGTGCGCTATGTGACGGACAGTTCTGGTGCGACGCTGCTGACGGATGAACCGACGGTGTATGTGCTGAGTCTGCCACCTGATCCACGATTTCATTATGCGGCCTGGGCAACGAGCACGGCTTACAGTTTGGGCGCGTTACGCGTGGCAGCTGATGGGCATGTGTATCAGTGCCTGATTGCGCATACGAGTGGTAATTTTGCCACGGATCTGAGCACGGGTAAATGGATTGTAGTGCCGTGTTTGCAGGTGCTGCATGAGTTCATCATCGAGTATGGCGCGGGCTGCTATGAGCTGAACCGTGGCAATGCGGCCACGGGTGCTGCACGCCGTAAGGATGCGCTGAGCTACTTGGACCGACGCGCGCAAGACGAACATTTCCGAACCGCCACACACTTGTGGCAACCCCGATAATTTATGAATACGTTCCCTTCCCAATCCAGCAATGTGCCGACTAACTTTACCGTCGGCACGACAGATAGCACGGTCTTTACCCTTGCCCAGGGAGAGGTGGGCTTTATCCAGAATCTGGATGATGCGGCTCTGGCTGTAAAGCTGGGTGAGTCTGCTAGCACGACAAGCCTGAGCATGATCCTGCAAGCGGGCACCGCTGCGGATGATGGTAAGGGCGGGTTTACTTACATCACGGATTACATCGGTCCGGTAAGTGTGGCGGCCATGAGTGGCAGCCCACGATTCATGGCTTGGAAACGCGCTATTGGTTAAACCTCTATGCTTTACGCCGCCTCCAAAATCATCAACCTGCTGGCCCCAAGACTATTTGGTTACGGGACGGGCCCAGGCGGTGCGTCAGGAGGTGATCCTACGCCCGGATTGTTTGATTACCTGCGGCCTGACGGAACCAGTTATTACCTGCGGCCTGACGGCATTAGCTACTTCACCCGACCTTAACTACTATGCCAAATTTCACGACATCCTCTGCCATTGATACGTTCATGACATCGGCCAGCAATGCTGCGGCATTGGCTAATCTGGGTGCGTTTCCTAGTGTTGGCGGCACTCTCACGGGTGCTTTAACTCTGCCTAACGCTATCTTCTCTGGCCTTTCGCTGACAGGATCACAGGCGACAAACACTCTCGACGTATCCACGACATGGAACACAACTGGCAATCCCGCGCTGATCTATGGACGAGTTACCAACACAGCGAGCGGTGCCAGTTCTAACTTGCTGGATCTTGGCACAGTAGCGGCTGGTTCTTTAATCAAGATCACAAAGGCAGGAGCTATTTCCGGCCCAGTTAATAGCCTGACTTTAGGAACTGACCCTCGAATTACCCAAGGTAATACAAATAGGCCGATTGAGCTATCAACAGTTCAAGGCTATGTAAATATTTTTGATACGATTCCAAGACTTGGGTTTAGCACAACGGCAGGCAACACTGCGCCTAATGAGTGCATTAGCAGAACAGCAGCTTTCACTTATCAGTTTGGCTTAAATACCGCGTCAACTCCAAACGCTCAAACAATTAAAGCGCATGACGTGGCGACTGGAACAGGAGCAGATTTGATCCTTAGCGGTGGCGCTGGAAGCGGCGGTGCAAACGGCAATGTTCGTTTTGGGACTCACTCAGCATGGACCGCCGAAACAATCACTGGCTACATCACCATCAAAGACGCTGGCGGAACTCTCAGAAAACTCGCAGTAATTTCATAGCCCAATAATCCCATGAACATTCCACTCACACTAGACGCAGAATATCAAAACGCACTTGATGGAATGCTTGCTCGCTACAACGAGTCTGCATCTACAGTGCTAACTGAACCGGAATACCTTGCTGCCGTTTTAAACGGTGCCATTGGCACCGAAGTAAAAGCACTGTTTGATGCAGAAGTCGCTCGCATTGGCTCTGCCGCTGCATCTCTGCCATACGCAGATCGACAAGCTCTTATCGCAGAAATCGAATCACAACTCCCATGAACCCATCCGAACTACGCACCGAAATTCTGAAGCTTTGCGAAGCTTTCGCCTCAGCTGCTCAGACCGGCAATCAGCTAGTGATTAGTGCCACTGCTGAAGTGGTGAAGGCTAAGGTCTTAAAACTCATCCCGGACGACACATCTGTTTGTGAGCCGAATGCATAATCCATCACCTAATGATTAGATGCCTAGCACGATGACTTCCAATCTGCACGACCTGCTAAATCAGCACCGGAACTATCTGGTGGGGGTGGCGCTGGAGCGTGGGATGAACTGGAAGGCAGCGGATGCGGCGGTGGAAAAACTGTTTGCGAGTCTGCAACGCCCTGGGGTGCGGCTGACGATGGATGATCACGGTGTGAGCAGGGCGTGGCTGGTGACAAGGTTACGTTTACAACTTAGCCGTCCGAAGTGGTATCAATTTTGGTTAGCTCCTTTTTACGCATGAGCACTCGCATTGAATCACGCATTTTACTGGTCCTCGGTGTCATTACGGCGCTGCTGACGATCGGCTCTAATCTGCTGACTCTGGGCGAGCTGAAGGGGACGGTGATGTCTCAGCTCAAGGCGCATGATGAGAGGCTGGGTATTCATGAGGCGCATATCACGACGCAGGCGGAAGAGATTGCGGTGATTAAGGGCAGACTTTCAGGGATTACCTCACGACCAGGGACGGTCCCAACCAAGGTGGCGGATGCTGCCAAGAACAAAGCAACGAAGCTGGAGAACTGACGACCTATGAACCCGATTACAAACTGGAAGACGACGATTCTGGGAGCTGTGTTTGCGGCTCTGGTGGCGGTGCAGACTTTTACCTCTGCGGGTGGTGACATTAGCGATTGGAAACAGTGGCTGATCCCGGTGCTGATCGCTGGGATCGGTGCGCTGATGCCGGATCCAAAGTCGGGCAATGGTGGCACGAAGCTGCCGCTGATCCTGCTGTGCTTTTTCTGGCTGTGCTCCTGCGAAACGATGACGCCTGACCGCACGCGTGCGCTGGCGGATGTGGGCTTGGCCATCCTGGAGTCCAGGGGCTACATCGCCCCGAAGGATGCGGATGATGTGCGACTTCTTGGCAATGCGGTGATTCCCCTCAAGGAGCCGTCTGTGCTGCCGAGTAAATAAGAATTTTGAGGTGCCGCTCATGTGTCGGCATAGGAACCCAACCGCTGGGCCTCAAGAGGCGGTGACTGCCGGAGAGTCGGCTCCATATTTCAACAGGGTGGACAAGTTGATTAAGTCACTGGGCTCATAACTCAGAGATCGCAGGTTTGAATCCTGCCCCTGTTACCATTCATCAAAGTTCTCAAGATCATGACGAAGAAAGACATCATCAGCATTCAGCGGAAGATCGGTGTGGTGGCCGATGGATTCTGGGGACCGAAGAGCATCGCTGCGGTGCATGTGTATCTGCGGGCGATGATGCCCATTTATCCTGGCTGGCCTACGACTGATCAACGGGCTTTGACAAAGTTTTACGGTGAGGCTGCTGATGAAACCCAGATGCTGACGATGAATGTTTCTGAGTTCCTGATGGAATATGAGGGGGCACGGGTGAGCCGGATGACGTGTCACCGGCTGGTGGCTGCATCCCTGAAGCGGATCTTTACGGCGCTGCGGGCTAGCCCGTATGCGTATGTGCTGCAACACTTCGATGGCTGCTATAACAACCGCAAGATGCGCGGTGGTAACTCGCCCTCTCTCCATGCTCGTGGGGCGGCCATTGACTTCATGGCGGAGAGCAATGGCAATCTGACGCCCTGGCCGACGGTGGCGACGATGCCGCTGGAGGTGATGGAGATTTTTGCGAAGGAGGGCTGGCTGGCTGCCGGTGCTTTCTGGGGCCGTGATGCAATGCATTTCCAAGCAACTCTATGACTGCTGCTGCGACACAACTGCTGGACCTGATGGGCTTCTCTGAATTTGGGACGGACCCTGCGAAGCGGGGCTATGTGCGTTTTCTGAGACAGACGACGGTGGTGGATATGGTGATCTACCTGACGCCTGATGCGGATGATTGGCAGGTGGTGGAGGCGGTGTGGTCTGGAGGCCGCCAGTCACACGCGCGAGATATGCAGCGGAAGTGGTCTGAGTTTCAGGATCTGTTCCGCTACGCGCAGCCGCTGCCTGCGGATCTGCCACCAAGACCCATTGACCCAAGACTCTAATGCAACTTTTACCTCAAGACTCAACACGATGGACGACACGCTATGTGTCGCCCGCGAAGGATTTTATTCTGCGGGAGGAGGTGAAGGATGAGATGGCGGCAAAGCTGGTGCTGGGCACGGTGCATCCGCTGGTGAGCCGTTATCCGGGCTTTCGACTGGTGGCGCTGCAACCTGCTCAGGAGGGGTCACAGGCGGCTTATTACTGCGCGGACCGTGAGCACCAGTGGGAATACAATCTGGAACATGCTTCGACAACGGGGGATGCGCTGGCTGTGCTGCGCTATACTTGGGTGGTGCCGCGTGCTGAGTATCTGACGGATGGCCGGGGCAGTGTGGAGGTGATCCCGTCTGGACAGATGCCGACGTGGGGTGGTGCTTATACCTGGCGCTTTGTGGGGGAACGGATGCAACGGTTTAACGATGAGCTGGATGGTCTGTTTGTGCAGGTGACTCATGAATACTGGGATACGGAGCATCCGCTGCGCAGTGAGGAGATCGACCGGACGACGGGCCGCCGCAATACGGTGACGCGTGAGGTGGTGGCAGCTAATACGGTGGGCCATGAGATCGATGTCGATGGGAATGTGGCGACGTATGAGAGCATCAATGAACACTGCGGCTGGCTGACGACGCGGAAGGCGGCTGGCCTGGCAGGGAATTTGGCAAATGGGAAGGCGGTGCGCGTGCAGCGTGGGGTGAAGCCGCACTACTGGCCGAAGGTGCTGGACTACATTGCGGTGATGCCGGTGTATTCGGATCCGCGAGATATTTTCAGTGAGATCACGGGCTACAATGTGGCGCGTAAGTTTAAGTGCGAGGATTACAATGACGAATGCACGATCACGATCGTGGAGACGGTGACGACGAAGGAACCCATCTTTGGTGGGGATCCACTCTGGACGGCTTCTAGCCCTAGCAACGTCAGTCCTGAGATTCCAAGACCGACGCCGATGCTGACTTCTGGCATCCGATTCCAAGGCACGTCACTGACGGTGAACTGTGAGGATTGTCTGCGCCAAGGTTACGAGTTTTATGATAACGGCTGGAAGGAGTTTTTCCCGGCGACTCAGTTTACGAATTGGCCTGAGAGCCGATTGGCGAATGTGGATGTGCGGATGGAGGATGGGGTGTGGATCACGGAATGCTTGTTTGTGGATTCACCGGCGATCGGGCGCTCATCAGGGCTGGATCTGCTGCAACGCAGTGCTGCACTGCCGACGAGTGTGGAGGTGCGCTGGACGCCGCAGACGGAGGCGGGCGCGCTGCATGTGGTGCGCATCGATGTGGCGACAAGTGGCGATTTTAGCCGTGGCTTTCTGACGGGGTTCCGTAATAAGGTGGTGACGCCTGCGACGAACTCTCCAGTGGATAGCTGGACGACGATCACGGGCATGGTGCGCGGTGCGGTGTATTATGTGCGGCTGACGCGGACTGCGCCTGCGCCAAGTGGGGCGGTGACGGTGAGCAATACGCTGGTGGTGACTGGACGTGCCAGCCCTGAGCTGACCTGGCAGCGGGCAGGCAATGCGGTGGCAAGTGGTAGCACGGTGGCGTTTGGCCCGGTGGAAGTGGGAGAGACGGGCCGCATCACGGTGTCTCTGGCTAGCATTGGCCTGGTGACGGTGAGCGAGATCGAGGCGCGGCTGAGCGGGGCAGGTGAGCTGGTCTTTGGCCATGATCTGCCGCCTGCTGCGCTGAATCCTGGACTGACGCAGGCTCTGGAGCTGCGGTTTAGCCCGACGGCTCTGGGTGACCTGTCTGCTACGCTGACGGTGACTTCAGATGCGCCAGATTCTCCGCATACGCTGGTGCTGACAGGCACGGGCGCTGCGCCTGAGATCACGCTGGAACAGCCAGCAGGGACTGGCCTGGCAAACAATGGCACGGTGAGCTTTGGCACGGTGACGACGGGGACGGTGAGCAAGACGTTCCGGCTGCGTAACACGGGCAATGCACCGCTGCGTAATGTGAGCGCTAGCCTAGCAGGTGCGGATAATGCGGACTTTACGTTTACGACGCCGCTGACGGTGACTGAGATTGCAGCAGGTGGCGCTGCTGATTTCACGATCCAGTTTGATCCGGTGGAACGCGAGGATGCGTTTGGCACGCGCACGGTGGTGCTGACGATCGGCAGCAATGATGGGGATGAAAACCCGACGCTGATCACGCTGACGGGGGTGAGCCAAAGCCCAACGGCCCCAGGGGCGCTGGAGGCGACGTTTAACCCGAATGCGAATGGGGTGGTGCGGGCGATGGTGACACGGGCTGATGGTAAGATTCTGATCGCCGGTGACTTCACACTGATCGGGGCGACTGCGCGTAACCGGATCGCGCTACTGAATGCGGATGGGACGCTGGACAGTGGCTTTAATCCAGACGCTAATGGTGTGGTGCGCTGCGTGCTGGTGCAGCCGGATGGGGCGGTCCTGATCGCCGGTGACTTCACGCTGATCGGGGCGACTGCGCGTAACCGGATCGCGCTACTGAATGCGGATGGCACGCTCAATAGCTGGTATCCTACAGGTGGCTGTGATGGATCTATCCTGTGCCTGGCGCGCAAGGGTGATGGGGCGGTATGGATCGGTGGACCGTTCAGCACGGTGGGGGGTGTGACGCGTAAGCGCATCGCCCTGATCAATGCGGATGCGACGATCAATGCGGCGAATCCAAGTGTGGCGCTGGGCATCTCGATCCCAGCGGTAGCAGATGTGCGGAGCCTGGTGCTGGATGCGACTGAGCGGGTGGTGATTTCTGGCTACTATTTTGCAACGCTGGGCTGGGGCTTTGTGGCGCGGCTGCTGGTCAATGGAGATGTGGATACGTCATTCATTGGACAGGTCTATTTCAATGGGGCGGTCAATGCTGTGGCGGTGCTGGCAGATGGCCGGGTGGTGGCAGGTGGCAGCTTCACGACGATGAGCACGGTGACTGGCACGTTCCCAAGCATTTCACCAGGGAGCCCGGTGCTTTCACGCGGGAATCTCATTGTGCTGAACTCTGCGGGTGTGCCGACTGCGGATGTGCTGGATGCCAACGGTGAGGTGCATGTGCTGGCCGTGCAGGCAAATAGCCGGGTGCATGTCGGCGGTGCGTTCACGACTCTGGCTGGTGAAGCGCGGCTGCGGGTGGCACGGCTGCTGAATGATATGCGACTGGAAGCTGCGTGGGATCCGCAGGCAGGTGGCGCAGTGCGCGCCATTTTTCAGCAGGACAATGGGCTGGTGCTCATGGGTGGTGATTTCACGACGGTAGCAGGCACGGGACGGAATTATGCTGCGCGCGTCCAGAATAACGAGGCGCTTTCGACTTTAACGGTGGTGGATGCCTCCCTGATTACTTGGCAGCGTGCGGGTGCGCTGGCTGAGACGCTGCGCGTGCTGTGGCAGGTGGATACCGGCAGTGGCTACGGCACGCTGGCTGGAGTGACGAGTCTGACCTCTGGCGGCTGGCAACTGGTGCCAACGACGCCTCTGAGCGGCACGGGCACGGTGCGGGCTCTGGCTCTGCCCAATGATGGGCATAGCAGTGGCATGCAACAGGCATTGCGGACATTTGATTTCTCCCCTGAAATCGTGGTTGAGATCGGTGGTGTGGATACGGCCAGTGGTAGCACGCTGGCGTTTGGCGATGTGCAGACTGGGGTGACGAATGAGCGGCAGGTGACGATCCGCAACGCAGGTCTGACGACTCTGACGATTAGCTCGCTGGCAATCACGGGCACAGCAGCAGCACGCTATACGAAGGTGGATCCGCTGCTTTCTATTGCACCAAGCACAAGCTCCGTCTGCACGGTGCGCTTTCTGCCGACGACTCTGGGCTCTCAGCCTGCGGTGCTGACGATCACTAACAATGACAGTAACGAGGGCAGCTTTGTGATAAACCTAAGCGGCACCGGAACACTTGGGCCTGGTGGGGTGGATAGTTCATGGCAACCGACGGTCACAGGCACGGTCAATGTGCTGGCAATTCCAACCGCTACAGAACTGGTTGCCGGTGGCAATGTGACTGCGATCAATGCGCAGGCAAGCCGCCGATGGGGAAGGATCAATCTTGTGACAGCAGCAGCACTTCCAGAGTCTGGGGCGCTGGTCACTCAGAATATTCTTTTTGCAGTGCCTGATTTACGAGGAGGTATTGTGCTCTTTTGCCAGAGCCCGAACAATACATTGCAGACAGTCGCACTGACCTACCGATCTGTGGCAGGTGTTCAAGATTCTACTTTTAAGATTACTTGGCCAGCAGGTCTGTTTTATGCGGCGGCATTGCTGCCAGATGGGTCTATTCTAGTGAGCACTGGGCCTTCTGGTTTACGCCGCATTACTCCGGCAGGTGTGATTGATCGAAACTGGGCGAATCCATACAACAGCTTAGGCAGTATGTCGCACATCGCGGTGCTGCCAAATGGGGCGTATTATTTAGGTTTATTCAGAACCTATGGGACGATCGTTGTGAGGTGTCTGCCAAATGGGGCAATCGATCCTACGTTTAACGCAGAATTTCCAAATCCAACCTCGCTTCGTGGCTTAGAAACCTGCGCTGATGGCGGTGTCATGGCCTTTTATCAAAGTGGTTCTGACATGAAAATTAAGAAGCTTCTGTCAACGGGAGCTGTGGATACCACCTTCGCAGACCGCACATGGACAACTCTACCGAGTGCCACCAGCGCACAGATGCAGGCAGATGGCAGTATGATCCTTTCTGCTGGTGTGAGCGGGGCGATCAGTCTGTGCCGGTTATTACCTTCAAGTGCGGATGATCCTACATGGAATGGACCTGCTGGTTACTACCCAGCGATGACGCAAGATGACAGTGGCCGAGTGTATTATGCAACGACTGGGGCGATCCGTCGATTGATCAATAATGCGCCAACGTCCCTGCTTTCAGTCAACAGCGCTAGCCGAGTCACTTGGCTGCGCGGTGGATCTCTGCCAGAGGTCTCTTGGGTGCGGCTGGATCTGAGTGAGGATGGCGGGAGCACTTATCAGCATCTGGGTCTCTGCACACGCATGACCGGCGGCTGGGAGCGGACGGGCCTGAGCCTGCCAAGCAATGGCCGCGTGAGGGTGCAGGCTTACACGGGATCTGCCTTGATCACGGCTGAACAAAATTACACTAATCTGACTGTGCCTGATTTAGTCATCGAGCGCAGCAACGTGGTGCAGGCTGAAGGGGCGGTGGTGACTTTTGCGGGCAGACAAGTGGGGCAGACGAGTGAGGTGACGCTGACGCTGCGCAACACGGGTAATGCGGAACTGACTTCCCTGGTGGCGGCGGTGTCTGCATCTGACTTTTCTCTGGTGTCTCTGGGTTTGCCTGGACAGGCGGACCCGACACGGCTGGCACCACTGCAAGAGACGCAGCTTGTCCTGCGCTTTACCCCGACTCTGACCGGCCTGCGCAATGGGACGCTGACGGTGACTAGCAATGTGCCGGGGGCTAAGGGCCGGATGACGCTGCAACTACGCGGTAATGGGGTGACGAATCCAGCCGTGACAACCCAAGCGGCCACGCTCATTACCAATGCAACCGCAAGGCTGAATGCAGCCTTTACAGCCAATGATGACACGGCTGCATTGAGCTTTGAATACCGGCGGTCAATCGATACGGCCTGGACTTCTGTGTCTGTAGCAGCAGCAGCAGGCTTTACCAGTGTCACACGGACCGCAGACCTAGGCACATTGACGGCTAATACTCTCTACATTTTCAGAGCAGTAATCACGAACAGTCTGAGCACTCGGTTAGGCATTGACCGCTCCTTCACCACACTGATATGACCACTGACCATTTCACCCGCGTAAAGACGCTGACACGGATGCTCATCCGTGAGGCAGCGCGCCGTGCCACGGTGAGCGTGGGACGCGGAGTGAGGCTGCACCAAGCAGGGCGTGGAGGGGCCGTGATCTCACGCGTATGACTCAGCAGGCATGGGAAGCGATGACCGAAGAGCAGCAGACAGCTCACTGTTTGCTGATGACGCAGCAGTGGATCTCCGCAGAGATGCAGACACTGACCGGCGGTGGCGGCACGGTGGTGAGCACATCCCACATTCATCAGCAGGAGGACAGCCAATGACCTGGACCGAATACCAGCAGTGGGAGACGGAAACGCGGGCCGAGATCACGGAGACTGCCCAGCGCTCCCGCGTGAGCGCCGGTGGCGGAGTGAGCATCGATGAAGGTCGGGTGACTGTGCGCAGGCGGGATGTGATTCCTGAGACGGCAAGCCGAAACTTTGCAACCTATTCTCTCTTTACTTGGACTGGCAATAACTATGGCGACCTTGCCAGTGCGGAAGAAACAAGACTTCCCGCTTTCATTGGAGGTCAGATCACTAATTTAGACTACATATCTCCCACTTTTGCTACGAATCAGGCAGAATTAAAACTGACGCTGCAATTTTTAGGTCAAACATTGGTGGGTAAAACATCGCGTGTTTTCCGCTACTATTTCCCCGTGCAGGTGACGCTGGTGCAATACGTCTCAGGCCAATTGGGAGGCACAGATGAAGATTTCTACCGACAAGACCCGGTGAGGACGGTGGTTTTGGACCTGAAAAGGGATCCTGTCACGGTTCAATTTTATCGTGATCCAAACGATTACAAAACAAATATTATAAGATTGGTTAGTCTAACAAAAACCTAATAACTATTATGGCAACATACACTCCGAATTACAACCGCATGCAGGCTGCCGTCAGTGCGGCTCAGAAGCAACGCGCCACCGTCGCTGGTCCACCTTCACCCATGATGACGAGTGGGGTCAATGTATCCGCTCAAATGCCAACCCAGCTCAATGGTGTGGAGATGCAAACAGCGGCACAGCGCCCTACACTGCCAACGATCAATACCTCCGCAAGTGATCGTGTGGCTAAGCTGGGCATGATGTCGCAGCCAAATGTCACAGCGCCTTCCATGGCTGCTGGGGCCTCAGCTCAGCCAGCAATGCCTATGCCCAGCGCAGCCGTGGCAGTGAATCCCCTTGGCGGGATGGATGCGCGGTCTTTGTCCGCTCGCAGTGGGCCGATGGGTTACAGTCCAAAAGGTGTGGGAACGAATAATCCGAACAGCTATGCGGTGGGGAAGAATAACAAGAACTTCAGTGAACGGATGGGACCGATGGGACAACCACCCTCTGCATCCCCACAGATGATAGCCCCTGCACAGATGATGGCCCCTCAAGGCCAGCCACAAGGCGCGCCTGCGGAAAGAGATGATGCGTTCTGGGCTGGCCAAGCAGAGTCTAGTGCCCGGTTTCAAACCGAACAAGCAAACGCCCGTGCCTTAACAGCAGAGAGAGATGTAAAAGAGCAGGCTGACAAACTGGCGCGTGAACAAATGATGCAGGTGACCACGACTCAGATTCCTGGCACGGATTATATCATCCCTTTTGCTGGATCAAAAGCCATGGGGACACTGCCAATTCAGAAACCTGATGCGCCTATTCCAGCCGGCCTTGTGCCGCAAGGTGCTGTCAGAGATGGCGTGCAGTATGGACCGGCTAAGCAAGCCCCCAATCCAACCCGACTAACTCCTATTCCTGGCGCGCCTTCGATAATTCAGGGCGGGACCCCGACTCCTGACCGAGTGTTTGACCCTTACACAGGTGTGTTCTATGAAGCTGGCCAAGTGCCGGGGCGTGGGACTGCACAGGCTCCGGCGGCAGCTGCACCTCCGGCAGCGGCTGGATCTGCGGCAGCACCTGCTAAGAAATCCCGTTTTATGGATCTTCTCAATCAACGCTAAACCACTATGCCTTTTACCGAACAAGATGTGCTGGATGAAGTAGGCGCAATCACGCAGGCACCGGACTGGCAGCAGCCGGAAAAGCGCGGCAAATTTGTGCGTGATGTGGCGGTGAAGACCCGCAGCGGTATTGAGCCGGATTTTCATTCGGCGGTCATCGGTAAGCTCTGGGAGCAAGTGGATGATCGTAGCTGGACACGGACGGCTGCCGACTTTGTTGGCACGGCTGTCAGTGAAGTGGTGAAGTCTGGACCTGCGATGGGTGGAGCGGTAGCTTTTGCGGCTGGTGATGCCGTGGGATTAACCGACACAGGCTCTGGCACACGACTACAACAAGGCGTCAAAACACTGGTGGACGCGACAGGCCAACGCATCAAGCAGGCCATGCCGGGTGTGAGTGAGCAGGGAAAGCGTGATGAGATCCTAAATGCTCTGCGCGGTGATCTGGATGCGGGGGCGATGCCTGCGGAATTTGACGGCTGGCTGGCAGGTGAGTATGACAACACCGATATTCCGGCTAGCGTAAAACCCATCGTGGATGGGCTGGTGTCTGGTTATGGACGGCAAGCACTCAAAGCAGATTACGGGAAAGTGACGCCAGATAAACTGCGCGCCTGGCAGCAGACGGACCGGAACCCTGGCCGTGCTGGTGGCGATATTCCTGGGAAACCTGGACCGCGTGAGTTGCTGGCTGACTATGCCGCGACCAAAGATCCGGCAAGCTGGGCGGCTTTTACCAGTCTAGTGACAGAGACAGATGCACAGTATGAAGCACGTCTGCGTAATTGGACGGCAGGCCGTGAATCTGCCAAGACGATGCAGGCCATGCCAGAAGGTATCGGCAAAGAGATGACGGCGCGTTCTATGGATATGCAGGGCAGCCCCATCGACCTAGCCACTTCTCTGCTACCGTTTCTGCGCGGGGCAAAGGCGCTAGAAGCTGCCCGTAAAGGTGGCATGGCAGCGGCTGTGGGCCGTGGGCTGGTTGGTGGTGGTAAAGAAGCTTTGCAGGAAGGTGGCACTGAGCTGCTGAGTGATCCGCGTGCTACGGCGGCGCAGGTCGGTGAAGCAGCGGCCATGGGTGCCATTGGTAGCACGGTTCTAGAAAGCGGCATGGGCGCACTGGGCGCAGGTCTGGGTAGGCTATCGCCAACGCTGGAGACTCCACAACAACAGCAACCAGCACCTGCCATGCCTGCTAATAGTGGCCAAGCTGTGAGCCCGCTCGGAGACATCGCCGCAGGCACTTTTGTGCCAGAGCCGGTGCAGCCACCTGCTGTGGATACCGCAGCAACTGTCAACGATTCCTTGACGGTTCAACCTCGCGCACCTTTGCAGCCTATCTTGACAAATGTGCCAGATACTACGCAGGGGGTAGGACAAGCGATGTCTGACCCCTTGGCGGCGCCTGAGGTGCCACCGGTTTCTGCATCCTCTGTATCCTCTGTATCCTCTGCGTCACCTAGCAATCCAACACGGATTATCTCTACGGGCAAACCAAACGGTGCGCGCGTGGAAGCAGTCATTGATTTTGTGGAGGCGGCTGATCTAAAGCCTCTACTTTTGCGTGAAGTAGGTTCTGATCAAACCCGCGACCGGGCAAACAATCGCGGCAGTTCGGAGCAGGTGGCAGCTATCGCCGCCTCACCGGATGCACTGCTACTCGGTGATAGTCCAGTAAGCAGTATGGGGGCGCCCGTGGTGGACGATGTAATTTTAGCGGGTAATGGCCGTGCTGAAGGTCTGATCCAAGGTTATGATGGAGGAGGGGCTGGGATTGCTGATTACCGTGCGAACATCGTGCAACAAGCTGAAGCGATGGGCCGCCCTGAAGTGGCGCAGATGAAGCAGCCGGTAATGATTCGACGGGTGCAAAGGTATGTCAAAGGTGATCGCCGCGCATTTGTCAGGGAGAGCAATCCCAAATATGCCACGTTGCAAGAGACGGTGGCTGAATCTGCTCTGCTGGATGCGGAAGTTTTGGGGGATATGTCAGGCATCGAGTTTACTGAGGCGGGCAGTCTAACCTCAAGCAGTCTGCAACAGGTGGCGACAAAACTGAAGGCCGCGCAACGTGGAGTCAATGCCACGACGGGCGGCAAGCCGGATGTGGCAGAGGCCACGCGCCGGGTGCAGTTAGCTTCTCTAGCAAAACTGGCCCAAGATAACGGTGTGGATGTGGCGGAACTTAGCGCCCTACTGGAAACGGATACGGGCCGCCGCACGGTGGCTGAAGTATCAAAAGCCGCGCCACGATTGGCGGCGCTGGATGCTGATCTTGGGCTGGGGGATGTGGTTCTCTCGGCACTGCGATCTTTCAGCGAAGGAGCACGCGCGGTTTCTCAAGGGGTGTTTAAGAATCTCAACGCATGGGCAGAGAACCGTGCGCAGGAACTAATCCGTGATGAATTAACACCGGAAGCAGGCGCGATTTTAGAAGTCATGATTGAAACCGTTCGCACGCCTACCAAACTGCGCGAACTGTTTGAGAACTACTTAGAGGAAGCAAGCAATGAACAAGCCCAACGCACCCAAGCCAACAGCAGCGCAGACATCTTCGGTGATACCCGCAGCAACGTCACCGGTAAAACCATCCTCAGCCGTCAAATGGCCGGAGGAACTGACACCCAGGCAGCGGCTGCTGAAAGCAGCAGCGGACAAGGTGATGGGCAGGTAACGCCAGGGCTAGATAGCCTGCTGCAAGGCACGGAATCTACGCGCCCAATGAACCGAGGCGAGACTGCGAAGGCGCAGGGGAAGATGGGATTTACTAATCTGGTGATTCAGCAGGATCTTGAAGCTGGCTTCATGTCCATCGCTGGAGTCGATGCGCTCTTTGACCTAGCTAATGCTGCTATCTCTGCGGGAAAGACCTTTGTGCAGTGGAGTCGGGAGATGGTGAAACGCTTTGGCGATGCGATCCGCGAATACTTGGCGCAGGTCTGGGTAGCGGCTAAGGATGCCCTACCAACGGATGCGGCTAAGAATGTGAGGCTGGGAGGTGCTGCGAAAAATGCGCCTGTGCGGCTGAATCAAGCGGGGGCGCTGAAACTGCTGCCGTCTCTAAAAGGTGGCACGAAGGTGTTTCACGCGAAGGGTGAGCCTTTCCGCGTGAACTACCTGGGAATGCGTGAGCTGCTGACGGGCTCGCCTCTACCTGCTGAGCTGGTGCCGGTGCTGACGCGGACCAATCAGGAGAAGAAAGCGCTGGAACAACGGGCTGCACAACTGGGCAAGGATCTGCAATCGGCCATTGACGGCTATGTGGATAAGAGTGGGCTAACTCCTGAGGCAGTCAATGCGCAGGTGGCAGCCATGATGGGCGGTGATGCACAACAGGCGGCGTTGCTGTCTGTAGTGGCACCGGTGCTGCATGAACGGACGCGTGCGGTGCGTGTGCTGCTGGACAATCTGAGCGCGGCAGTCGGCCAGACTTTACCAGCAGGACCGATGAAACAGACGATCATGGGCAATCTCGGAGCGTGGCTACGCCGTAGCTATGCGGCCTTTGACCCTGCCTCTGGCTGGAACTATGATGCGCTGCTGCGTGCCGCTGCCTCTGGATCCCTGGTAAACGGTAAGGATGCATCCAAAATCCTGAATGATGCGCGGGCATACCTGCAAGGGCAGAACCCGCAGGCAACGACTCAACAGATCGAGGCTGATCTGCGCGATCTGATGGACCGAAATGTGTGGGAGCGTGAACTGACAGGTAGCGGTGCCAAGAAGAGCACCGGCAGCCTGATGCGGAGGAAGGACATCGCGCCAGAAATCCGCGCGGTAATGGGTGAGGAACAGAACCCAGTGAAGCTACTGACATCGAGCGCGGGATTCCAAGCGCAGTTCATCGCCCGACATCACGGGCAGGTGGCAATGCGTAATGCAGGGCTGGCCACGGGGCTTTTCTCTGCGGATCGTGGAGGAGTATATACTGAGCAGATTCCAGAGAATGACCAAGCGTGGAGTGGTATGGCTGGACTGTGGACAACGCCCCAGATGCTGGCAGCGCTGGAGAATGCTAGCGGCATCATTAAAGAGGGCTCGGATCTGGGTGGTATCATCGTAAGCACGCTGAAGGCACTGGGAAATAAGGCAAAACTGAATCGTGTGGCGCTGAATCCAGACTCCTGGATGGTGAACATGCTGGGAAACCTTACGTCACTCATTCAAAACGGAGATGTGTTTGCCTGGAACATCATCAACCGCGTGCAGAAAGCGCGTGAGATCACAGGCGCAGGAGATACAAAGTCTGCGGAAGTGGTGAATGCAGCCGCTGAAGCTCTGCAAGACGCGAGCCGAGACATGCAGGCACGCTTAACAGAAGCCGGAGTTCTGGGCACAAGCCTGACTCTGGCGGATCTGGAAGCTAGTCTGCCGCGTCATTTGCTGCAATGGCTGGCACTTGATCAGAAAGCAGACAAAGCGGCGGGTGCGCTGGAAGGGCTAATTGTGGGGCAGGCACTTGGGCGTGGTCTAGGTGTAGCTGGGCGTGCGGTCGGTGGTGCCGTCGGTGCTGCTGCGGGTGCGGTAGCGGGCGGAACAAAGATTCAAGCCTGGCAGATGAAGCTGGCAGATTTTCTCATGACCAAGCCGGATGCGCTGGCGCGTGTGACGGGCTGGATGACCAACTATGAAGCGGCGCTAGCCTCTGGCATGGCTCCTGACGCGGCTGCGACTTCGGCTAGTCAGCGGACGTTAAACACGTTTCCCAATTATGCGGCCCTGCCGGGAGTGCTAAAAGAAGGCTCAAGGCTGGGTATCCTGGGCAGCTTTATTGCTTTTCAGTATGAGGTTTTCCGAAATTTTGGATGGAATGTGCTGTATGCTGCCGAGGAGCTAGGCAGTGGTAATCCTGCCCTGATGCAGCGCGGGCTGCAACGTGTGGCTGGTATTGGTGCCATCTCGGCCATGGCTGGCGGTGGTCTGGCTGCTCTGCTGGCTGCCACGGGCGCGGCAGGTGGTGACGACGAGCGCAACAAACTTTTTAGAAAGTGGTTTGGAGCTCCATGGGAGAAAGATGCCGTGCTGGCCTTCCGTGAGTTTGACGCGGAGAAGGTAAGCTATTTCAACACAAGTTACCTGCTGCCACAAACGACGATCACGGAACTGCTGCAAGCCATGCGCGAAGGGGAGAATCCGGCAGACTCGGCTAGCCGTGTGGCGGATCGATTGTATGAGCAATTTGTGGGCAGCTCAGTGCATCTCGGTCCTTTGATCAATGCGGCAGCCAATAAGAAGCGCACCGGCGCACCTTTGACCTACCAAACAGGCGCTGCAGGTGCTCTGGAAAGGCTGGATGAACCGCTCAAGACAATCCTAGAACCCGGCTTTGCGGAGAAGATCGAGCGGCTTACCTACGCCATGCGCGAGGCGGAGCGTAACGGCACCAAGTATAGCGTGGAGCAGGAATTTCGACGCATCATTGGCCTACGGGAAACGACCAAGACCTGGCCAAAGATGGTGGAAGGGGTCTATCGTAATCTAGGAGAAGAGAACTTAAACATTCGCGCTCAGGCAAACCGTGAGATTTCACTGAACCGACCTGGTGCCAGCCAGCGCGCAGTCGATGCCGCTAATGGACAGATCGAGGCATTGCGGCAGAAGCTCGGAGACTTTGAACGCGATGCCATAAAACTAGGCATCCCTGAGTCCGTCATCGTGCGCGCTAAACGTGAAGCCAGCGTGGGTAAACTGCCAAGCGTCGGCCTGCAAGTGGACGGTAAACGAGTCATTTCACTGGGCAAATGAGTGCTGACCCCAAAGGCGTGGCGGGCGCTCAGAAACCGCAACTGCAACTCTTGCCACCTGTGTTTAATCGGGAGGTCGCGGCAGCTTTATCTCTGGGGGCTCAGAAATACGGCCCCTGGAACTGGCGGCAGAACCAAGTGGAGATCATGACCTATCTGGCAGCCATGAAGCGCCACATCGACTGCCTGATCGAAGGCGAAGACATCGACCCTGAAAGCGGGGCGCATCACCTGGGCCATGTGGCAGCGGGATGCGCCATCGTGCTCGATGCACGCAAGGCGGGCACGCTGGTGGATAACCGACCTTGACAGGGGTGGTAGGATACAAGCCTATGAAACTGCTGCTCGCTTGTCTTTGCCTACTTTGTGCCGCTACGTTTGCCGATGAAGGCCCACCGCCTATGCCCGAAGGTGACAAAGCGCGCTTTACCGTAGTGGCTGGCAGTGTAGATCACGGAGCAGGGCCAGTGCCGACCTTCATCCGCATGGATACTTTCACTGGTAAGACCTGGCTGCTACAGCAAGTGCCAATCCCCAACGGTAAAGGCGCACTGGTGCAAGTGTGGATTCCCAACCAAGAAATGGGATCAGAGATTTATGGAGCCGCCGTGGAAGCTATGAAATCGAAATAGTGTCTCGCAGAGTGTCACGTTTTGTAGCTGTCCCAAAGAAAAATGTTAAAATCAATGGGCTTAAAATCTGCTGGGATAACATCCCTTGTCGGTTCGAGTCCGACCAGCGGCACACTGGGGAAACCTTGTAAAATCAAGGGTTCCACGGGTTTTTGACTGAGTAAAGCTACCTGCAATAAGGGGCAATTTGTCGATTCCTTTGGTCAATACTGGGTCAATTTGGGTTTGCTTTTGGTCACGCGGAGTGTCACTGGTGACACTATGAGCGCGAAAGCACAGACATCAGCCCTATCTAACGTGACACTTACAAAAGCCAAGGCAGCCAAGAAGGCAGCCAAGAAGGCGGCCACAAAGGCGGCTCCGAAGACGTTCTGGGAGGCGCGAGTGACACGGAAAATCCGCGGTGTCACGGTGTCGTTTTATAAGCGGTTTGATGGGTCGTGCTATACGATGGATTTCAAGGTCTCAGGTAAGCGGGTGCGGGAGCTGACGCTGGCTCCGGTGGTGGTCGATGCTGAACGGGTGGCTGAGGCACGCGTGAAGGCGATGCAAGAGGCGCTGAATGGTCTGGCTGCGGCGGGGGTGACTTCTAGCCGGTCCCGGATTAAGACGGCGACGGTGGCGGATATCGGCCGGGCTATCCTGGAGGGGGATAAGGTGGCGGAGACGCGGACGCTGGTGACGTATTACTCAAGTTTGAAACGGATCGCGGCGGTGATCGATGCGCATGATCCTGAGGGGGTGAGTCTGGCGGAGGTGCTTGGCCGGCCGAATCTGGAGCGGTTTTACTCGCTGGGGCAGGGGCGCGGGGGCAAGGGGGTGAATTGGGTGGATGCTTTGGATGTAAACGGTGGGCTGAACTCGGCGGTGCGGAATGTGGCTAGTCTGTTTTCCCGCCGGATGCTGGACCTGAAATTTGCTGGGCTGGTGCTGCCGCCGCTGACGGATCTGCGGGAGCTGCCGAAGCTGAAGGTGGAGGTGCTTGGCTTCCAGCCCTGGCCTGCGGGTGTGTATGAGGGGATGCAGGCGGCGAGCGAGGTGATGCGCTCTGAGCAGCCTGAGCTTTGGCTGGTGAATGCGATGCTGCGGCGGCTGGGGCTGCGGGACATGGAGCTTTATATGGCGCGGCGCGAATGGATCGAGGTGGAGGCGACGACGGGGCGCGCTTGGCTGGTGATTAAGAATCGTGGCAGTGAATACAAGCTACTGAAGCACGGCAGGGCGAGGAAGCTGGAGCTGGATGAGGAGCTGAAGGGGCTGCTGCTGCCTAAGGCGGGCTATTTGATCACGGCTCCGGTTAAGTTGACGATGCTTGGGACGGGTGGACGGGCGACGGATGGGCTGGGGGATTCGGCGCGGTATGATCTGATTTACAGGACGCACTGCGAGTGGATGCGCCAGTGGATCCCGGACAGGACGAAGGCGAATCATGAACTGCGGATGTATGCGGGGAGCTTAATCTATCAGCGGCTGGGACTGGAGGCGGCGGCTTATTTTCTGGGGCATAAATCGACGGCGACAACGGAGCGCTATTATGTGAGCTGGCTGGGCGAGAGCCCGATGCTGGACGGGGCTGCGGTGGCGGCGGCGCACGGGTGAGGCTGGGTGACATCGCTAAACATGAAAAAGCCGTCGGGGGTTCCGACGGCTTTTCTGTTTTTTTGAAGGTTTCAGGGCGTTTAATGGAGCTTTTTGTAGGCTTGCGCGGCGGTGCGCTCTATGGCATCGGCTTGGCTGCATTTCCAGGCGGTGGCGAGGGCCTTAAACTGGGCGCGGGTTTCTTCTGTGACGAGTGAGAGGCGGGTTTTACGGCCGGCATCGGGTCGGCCTGCGCCGGGTGCGCGCTTGCGCGGTGCGCCTTTCTTGGTTAGGTCTTGGGTGGGTGGCTTCGGCTGTCTCATGGTCTGATTGGATTCGGGTCATGGCCCGGCGGAGGTGATAGCCCGCCGGGCTTTTTTGTTTTACGGGCTCAGGCGGCAAGCTGCAAGGGGTTGTAGCTGGCGGGAAGTGCTAGGTTGCTTTTGAAGTAGGCGGCGGCGGCGGGTTCCTGCATTTCTTCGGCGGCTTGCTGTGGGTTTTTGATCCAGCCTTTTAGGCGGCCGTGTTCAACATTTAGGGCGAGAATAAATTTCTGGCTGAATTTGAAGTGCATGTTTCCGTTCCCATAGGCGCGGACGCTGAAGAGGGTCTGATTTCTGCCGGTTTTGGGGTCTTGGTAGTCGTAGCTGTTGGCGGTGCCGCTGGCCCAGTGTTTGCCGGTTGGTTGTTCGCTGCTGCATTTGTGAAATCCGAGGTTTTGGGCTACGGTGCGGATGTCCTGCAGGAGGGTGCTGGCTTCGTCACTTAGGCCGTTGGTGCCACGGTATGAGCTGGCAGTAATGCCGCCGCTGCGGTGGGTGATGATGCGGTAATCAAGGGCGTAATGGGTATTTTGTTCGGTCTTCTCATAGCGCCAGCCGCTTTCTACAAAGACGCGGTTGTTGCTTTTGTAGAGCTTGACGTTGCACTTGGCGGTTAGATTTTCAAAGCAGGTGATGAGCTGGGTATCAAAATGCTGGTTGGCGTTTTTAAGAACCCATAAGACGACGGCTTCAATGTTGGTGAGGGTGAAATCTACGTTTACATGCCGGTGAAGTTTGCCGAGGAGCTGTGAGCGGCTGGCGGCGGTGAGTTTTTCATTGATGGCGGCGAGCTTGTTAAATAACTGGTGCCAGTAGAGGGAGCGGAGGCCATCAAGCCGGTGAAGGAGGCAGGCGCAGACTTTGGCGGGGCTGATGTCGAACTCGCGTAGAAGATCGGGATCTAGCAGGGCGGCGGCGGTGTAGTTCTTCTGTATGTGGGCGATGTCTGCCTGATACATGGCGACTAGGGCGGCGGGGTAGCTTTCACCTGGCACAAGGGCGGCAAATTTGTCGGCGGTGCTGCTGTGGTGCTGGCCTTTGGGGCGGTTGTCGGCGGTGGATTCAAAGGCGGCGATGAAGTCGGCAAACTGCTCGGCAAACTGACGCTGAAAGGCGGCTGGGGCTTCTTTGGGGCCGTAGCTGTCATGGCCGCGGCGGCGGCCGTAGCTGGGGCGCTCTTTGGCGTCGCTGATGAAGATAAGATCAACTTTGGCGCGGGCGGGGCGGTCTTCGGCTTCTAAAAAGTCGAAGCTTTGGATGATTTTTGACTGCTTGCTGGCGCTGGCTAGGGCTTCGGTAATGGCGGGGCTGTCTTTCCAGCGCTGGGGGATGATGAGATAAATTAGGGGGCTGGTGGATTCTTTGATGATCTTGACGGCCCATTCTTCAAACTGGGAATACGGGGGATTTGAAAAGGTGAGGTCGGCGGGTTTTGAAAGCAGTGATTGCTCCTGAAGCTCGGTGCCTATGATCATGATGTCAGGGGGGAGGGCCTGAAGTAAGGGCAAACTTTTCTCTATGGCGTAGAGGCTGGAAACGCTGAGCTTTTCATCGTCGCGGAGTGCTAGGAGGATTTTCCCGCTTCCGGCTCCGATGTCTAAGGCGCTTTCAATGCTGGTGTAATCCTCTGCGATGCAGCGGCGGGCGTGCTGGATCATGGCGGCAATCATTGGCGCGCTGGTGGGATAAAACTCGAAGTCGTGGGCGGTGCCTGCGACTTGTTTCACGAGGTGGCGCGTGGTGCCGTGCTTGCATGTGTGGCACTGTAAGCCGGTGGTGTGCGGGTGCATCTGGCGGGCGGGCTGAATGCTTGTGCATGTTTCACACTGAACGGGAACGGCGGCAAGGTCTGCGTCTGCCCCTGCACAGGTGGGGAGGTCTGAGGCGGGGCAAAGTCTGCCGTCTTCAAAGCGTAGAAATTTAATGCCGGTGGATTTGGAACGGACAAATTGAAACGTTTTCATGATGGGGAATGGGTAGGATGAAGGCGGGAGGGCTGGAACCTCCCGCGCGGGGTTTTGGATTAGGCGAGGGCGCGGCGGGTGCTGTTGAGGGCTCCGGCGCTGCGGTTTAGGTTGACGCTTTGACCGGCGGCGCGGCCTGCGCTGCGGGCTGTGTCGTTGTAACTGCTGCGGCTGGTGCGGCTGCGCAGCTGCATATTTTGGCGGGTCCAGGTGCTGACTTCCTGCTTGCGCTTTTCAATGAGGGCGAGGGAGTTTTCAACGATGACAAGGGCGCTCTGATTGCCTGCGGCTAGGGCTTCGGCTTTGACGGTCTCAACGGTGGCGGCTAGGGAGGCTTTGAGCCGCTGGGCGATGGTTTCAACGGCTCCAAGCCTGAAGTTGTTCCAGTAGGTGCGAGAGTTGCCTTTGCAGTGGCGGGAGGCTAGGCGCTCTATTTCGCTGGATAGATAGGCGAAGAATGGGCGAATGATGGCCACGTCTGAGGGGCGGCCTACTAGGCAGATATTGCCGCCGCTGGTGTATGCCTGGCATTGATTGACGCCTGCGACGGCCTGAGCAAGCAGGGCTTTCCAAGTGCCGCCTTCGCTGAGTGGGTCGTTTTTGAAGTTGCGGATTTCTTCGGGGGGCTCGGCGCTGGGGGTGGCGTCTAGGGTGGCAAGATTGAGCTTGTAACGATCAATTATTTCTTGAGCGCGGGAGGCTGCTAGGGCGGCTTCATGGGGATTGTCTGACTGGGCAAGGCGTAGCAGGGCGGCGGCTTTACGCATGGCGGCGGCGTGCTGGCTTTCTGGGCTGGCGGTGGCGGTGGCGCTGAGACGACAAGCGCGGCATTCTAGGCCGGTGGGGTGCGGGTGCATGGCGTGGCAGGGGTGCCACGTTTCGCACGTTTCACACTTCACGGAAACGGCGAGGAGGTCGGCATCATTGCCGGCGCTGGTGGGCAGGTCGGAAACGGGGCAGAGTCTGCCGTCGTTAAAGCGTAGAAATTTAATGCCGGAGGATTTAGAGCGGACAAATTCAAAAGATTGCATGATGGGGAATGTGTGAGGGGTGAAATCGGGAGGGGTAGAACCTCCCGCGCGGGGTTTTGGATTAGGCGGCTAAAAGCATAAATTCGTCTTGCTCGGTGGGCATTGTTTCCGGTGCTTTTTCAGCGACTACGGCGGCGGGCTTACGCGGGGGACTGATTAGGAGCTGCTGACCTGGTGCGGGTGCTTCTACGTCCCAAATGGTGAGGGCGGCGGGCATGAGGTCCATTTGATCGGCGGCGGCGTCATAAGTGGCGTAATCGGTGCCGCGCTGAAAGATAATCCGGCCACCTTTGGCGCGGCCGGTGGTTTCCTGCCAGCCTTCGCGCTCTGGGGCCTGAATCCATTGCGGAACGGTGAAGGCTTCGCCGCGCTCGGCTGGGCTTAATTTCTGAGACTGGCGGGATTCTGGGAGGGTGAGAGGCGCGGGGGCTGTGATGACTTCGGCGGCGTCGATGTCTAGAGCCTCGGAGGTGGGGAGGCGTGGGCGGGCGGCGGCTTCTAGGGCTTCGTCTCCTTCGCGGGCTAGCTTTTCGGCTTCGGTCTCGGTCTGGGCGATGTCAAAGACGTTACCCAAGACAAAAAAGCTTTCGTCCAGCTCGGAAGGATCGACGCCATGGGGGATGATGGATGAACCGCCCGCGCCTTCGGCTTTGCGGCTGCACGGAACCCAGATAGCCAGGGCGCGGCTGCCTTTCTTGACGCTGCGGCCGAGCTTTTTCCATTGCTGGAAACCGCCGACGATGGTCGTCTTGTCGTTCTGGGCGATGAGTAAGCATTGATTATAGACGGAGAGCTCGCGGCCCTCTGCATTGCGGATGCCGAAACGGGCGGCAAGCAGGATGCGCTTTTCTGTGGGCATGGCTTTAATGGTGCCCATCATTTTAGCGATCTCGGCGCGGCGCTCTTTGGCGGCGGCTTTTTGTTCTTCGGTGGCTGGTTTGCGTGTGCTGGATTTCATAATCTGGATTCGGGGTTTTTTTGTTTGGTGCCGGTGATAGCGGCGTGATTGGATCTTATTCTATTATTGTTATGATACAACAATTAATTTAGATGAAAGGTGATTTGGTTCTGGGGGCCTTATTTTATAAGGCTTCCAGCGTGCTAGGGTGATGCTGTTTTACCATGGGCCACGAATAATATTGGTGGCGGCGCCCGTTTTTATGCGCCTGCTTTCTGGCTGCCAGAGGGTAAGCTGAAGGGGCCCGTGATCACGGCGCGGGCGCTGCTCTTTGGGCCGGCTTCGCGCTCTAGAATTTCGTCTGTGAACTGCATGATTGCTGTGTGATAAAAGGCGCTTCTGGTCGGGTGCGCGGACAAGAGGCGCGCGGCCTCGATAAGCTCAAATTCTGCGGCGGTGAATGCAACATCAAGGCCTGCATCGTCAAGCGGCTGCTCACTCATGCGTTTAATAGCCATGATGGCCCATTCTGGGAAGCCTTTAGAAAACCATTGATCGACGGTGCCTTTACTGACGCCGATTTCCTGGGCGAGCCATGCGCGGTCCTTCTGGTTATTGGCTAGCCAGTTTTTGAGTTCGTCCTTCGTCATTGGGTAAGTTTGGCGAGATTTGATGAATCATCAAGTTTTAGTTTGACTATTGATGAATCATCAAATATTGATTTGATGTTACATCAAATAAATATGCGAACAACAATCCTTGAAGAATTGAATTTACCGGAAGAACGCACGGCGGCCTTGCAACGCGAGAGCGTGCGCACCGGCAAGCCTGTTTCAATCCTGGTCCGTGAATGGGTGCTCCAACTATCGGAGCAGCTGGCAAGCACGGCGAGCGCTGAGGAGGTGCGGCCATGATTTACGGCAATGATCGAGTGACTGAAGGCACGACGGCTTTTTATGCGCGGCTACGGGCTCAGAGTCCTAGAGCTAAACGCCTTAGGGCTGCGCGTGAGCTGCGCGCGGCTGCATTGCTAGAGCTGCACCGGGCCCTGATGGGTGGGCTAATGCTGGCGCTGATTTTTGTCGTTTATGCCGTCCTATGATCTCCGCGCCTGTCTCTGAGCTGACGCGCATATCTGCGGCGTCTCTTTTTTTGGCGGCTGGCTTTGAGGCTGCAGCCGGGTGGCCGCTGCCTGATGGCTCGCTGCCTGTCGGCGGTGCTGGGCTGGGCGGTGCTATGCATCTGATGACGCCCGACGCCTGGCGCGAATACCGCGACCTCTGCGCGGGTGAGCGGCTCGCCCATGTGGGCCACTAAGCGCGGCCCTTTTTCTTTTTTTTGCTATGGCTAAAACCAAGGAATCACAAGCGTCTCTGACTGAGATATTGCAGCGCGGCAGCTGGTCGGCCGTTGAGGTGTCTGCGTTGCTAGATACTCCGCTTTCGATCGTTGACCGCTGGTGTGCTGTTGGGCTGCTTCCAGGCGCTGACCAGGTGCGCGGTCAGTGGCAGATCAGCGGCCGCTCTCTTTTTTTATTTTGTGGCCGTAGGATTGAGCCTCATTACTCACCGGAAACTGTGGCCGGCTTGCTGGATAAAAGGGCGGACACGGTGCGCGGCTGGATCAAGTCGGGCCGAATGCGCAAGGTGAAGATAGGCACGGCTAAAAGTGCCTCGGTCCTTATACCTGAAAGCGAGCTGCGGAGGTGGCTGAGCCTATGAAACGGGGCAAGGGCAAACGTGATGATAGCCTACTGGCTGGCGAGGCGGCACAAGGGCTGCTGCTGGATCTGGGGGAGCATCCGCTAGAGGCTGAGGCACGCACAACCAAACGCTGCACCGGTCAGCTGCTCTATGAGCGTGACCGCCGTGTTTATGATGATCTTTTGCAGGCGCTCGCGGCAGGAAAGTCGGTTCGCTACTGCATGAAAATATGGGGCCTCGGAACTCATACAGTTCTGGCAATTGCCCGGCGTGAGCGGCTAGAAGTAGCAACGCGCAAGGGTGCCCTGGCTGACGCTATGCTTCTGGGCGCTGAGGTATACGCGGAGCGGGCGCTTGAATTAGCTGACAGCTGCGAAGATGCCTATCAAGCGGCCGGAACTGCCAAGATGCTGGCGGAGACTTCCAACCTGATGAGGGGCCAAGCAACGAGCATTATGGGCGCGGTGGTGGTGCATGTGGACGCCAACGCGATGGCCGAACGCCTAGCCCAAAAGGCGCGGCAAATAGATTGTGAGGCGCGGGAAAATCCGCCATTGGGCGCGGGGCGCTGTGACTGGATCGGCCAGGGCGCGCCGGAGCTCGGTGCGGGGTCGGATCTGGGGGCACTGGATGTGCAAGCCGCTGTTTCAATGTGTCAATCTGCTGATTATGAGCTTGTTAAGTTATCGCGTGACACTCTAGGAGACACTGAGCAGGGCGCGGCGGCGGCTGGACTGGCTACGGATGGCGATGCTTTGACAGGGGGAGGGGGGGGTCGTGGGCCTGCGCCGGTGGCTGCATCTATATCCTTTAACCAAGATGAAATTTTATGACCATTGATTCCATTCTGCGATCGGCTCCAAGGCGGGCTACACGAAAAAAAAGAAAAAAAAAAGAGGGGGCGGCGGCGGCTGCTGCGGCTGCGGTGTGGGCGATTGCTCGCGCGGATTACTCAGAGCGGGGGCGCACCTTTATCGGGCGGGTCCAGAGTTCTGGGCAGGTGTGCTTTATCCACTTGCTGGGGCGGGGCGTGACGCCTGCTCAATTCACTCTTCCGGTGCTGCTGGAATGCATGCCGACGGATGAAGGCACGGTCTTCAAATATGCACGGGCGGCGGCTTAACGATTTTCAAATAGAAACCAACCAACTATGTCAGAACTGATTTGTCCACATTGCAGGCTTTCCAATGGAATTGACTGCCAAGAGAAGGAGTGTCCTGAGTGCTTTGTGCCCAGGACTTGGCAACGGCCTATCCTTGAGATTACCATGGATCTGGAGCGGTATGAGGCGCTGATTCTGCGGATAGCTGGCTCTACAGTTAGGGCTTCATCGTTTGAGGAGGCGGACAAGCTGGCGTGCTTGATAAGCGAGGAGGCTCTGAATATCCGGACCAAGCAAAAAAAAGGGGGGCATCACGATGTCGGTCTCTGAACACTGTGAGGCGATCCGCAGGCAGGCGGGTGTGATCCGCGGGCATCTCACTGAGCTGCGCGGTGTGGTGCCTGGGGATGAGCTGATGGAGGCGCAGATGCATCTGCTGAGTCTGACGCTGGAGGTGAATCAGGCGGAGGCAAGGCAACACAAACCAACGACCGACGCAACAAGCCGAGTGCTGCGGGACGGCAAAAAACTAGCGGCAAATGACATCGATTAACGAATCTACTATGAACGAATTTAAATCAAAAACCGAACTGCCAACTGAGTTGGCTGTGTATGTCTGCGAGGTCAGAGAAGGCAATATTCTGTGGCCTATCTTGCGGGTTGATCAGCGCCAGGATCAGCATGTGAAATTTGTGTCTGGTCGCCGTAACGCGGCAAAGGGCTTGGCTGTGCTGAAAGAGGCTTTTGAGTTGTGCCTAGAGGCTACGACGGAAATGGCCCAAATGAAGGAGGGGCAACGATAATGCATAGCTTTACAAAGCATCTTGGCGACTACGCCAAAGACACGCGGCATCTGACGCTACTGGAACACGGGGCCTACAATGTGCTGATGGACTGGTGCTATGCGTCGGAGCGGGCGCTGCCACGAGATGAGGCGATGCTGTATCGGATCTGTGCGGCTTTTACGAAGCCTGAACAGCAGGCGGTGATGAGTGTGATCGAGCAGTTCTTCCAAGGCACGCCTGATGGATGGATCCAGAAACGCATTGAGCAGGAGCTGATGAAAGCTCACGAAAAAAGAGGGAAGGCTAAGCAGGCAGCCCTTTCCCGATGGGATGCGGACGCAATGCCAACGCAAAGCGAACGCAATGCGGACGCAATGCGAACGCATAACGAACGCAATGCAGACGCAATGCCTCGCGCGCGCGCTCTCCGTAATCCTGTATCCTTATCCATACCCCCTAACCCCCGTGACCGGGGGAAGTCAGGCAAGCTGACAGAGCCGTTCTTTTCAGACGAGGTGTCTGAGGCTTACCGAATGCCATTGAGGCGTTGGTTTGAATACAAGCTGGAGCAGAGGAAGGGGTATCTACCGATTGGTTGGCAAGCTCTGTTGACGCAACAACTCCGGTTCAGTCCAGAACAGGTCGCTGCCAGTGTGGAGGCTTCGATGTCAAACAACTGGGCAGGGTTGTTCACGGAGAAGATCACGAACCCCATGAGTTCATCGCAAGGTTTGAGCTGGCAAAAAAAAGAAAAAGAGGCGGCGCTGGCGGATGTTCCTGAGAGCCGTGGGACGGGGGCACCAGACGGCTGGGAGCTGGCGATGGTCGAGCTTTGGGGGGATGACTGGCAGGAGGTTTATGCTGCCTGGGAGTTGATGCCACAGGCGGACCAGCGACAAGTGCGCGCTTGGCTGGATAGCCGAAAAGAGAAGGGGGGCGAACTGGTATGAAAATTTACCTTCAGATGGATGGGCACGCGCTTGTCGAATACGTCGAGAAGGCAGAGTATGACTTGCTGCGATTTCTGCCGGACTACCTTAAAAGTGAGCTTAAAGCAGCAAATGAAATCTTGGCAGATAGTCGAGCCAAGATTTGCCAACTGGAGCACGAACTCAACCAAGCAAAACAGGAGCTTAAAAACGCTGTGAAGCGGATGGAAGCTGTTCCTGTTCAAGAGTTGGATAGAATTTGGGGTATCACAGGCGATTGTGAACTTGATGGTTTTGAAGGCGTCCGTGCCCGTCTAATCGAAGCAGCGAAAGGAGAGTCATGAGCGATACACCTGAAACAGACGCTTTTAGTAATAAAAAATTCCACGATAGAGCGCATGAATTGACGGAATTGTATAACGTTACAATGGATCTGGAACGCGAGCGAGACGAGGCACGCGCTCAACTTTACCGAATCTGCAAAGAGGGATTCGGCAATGACGACACTATCGGCCTAGAGCCTGCCGACGCCTACATTCTGCGGAAGCTAAATGATCTAAGGGAGGCTACGCAGTGCGATTGGAAACAAGACATCGATGGAAATTGGGACACGTCATGCAAACAATGCATGTGCTTTGAGTATGGCCCACCCTATGAGCAAGGCTATCGGTTTTGCCACCACTGCGGAGCGACAATCAATTTCATCCTTTACAAAATTGAGGAGGAAGGATTATGAGCGAGTCTGTGTATGGTCGGAAACGATCTGAGGAGGCTGGGGCTGAGGAGCTGCTGGCGGGGGTGAATAAGGCGTTGCCGTTTTCTGATGAGGCGGAAAAGGGGGTGCTGTCTGCAATGATGCAGGATCCTGAGCGCTGGCTGCTGGAGGTGCGTGGTAAGCTGACGCCGGATGCGTTTTACCATGAGGGGAACCGGACGATTTATGCGGAGATGCTGAGCCTGGTGGATGGCAATAAGCCGCTGGACCCGGTGCTGATCGGTGAGGTGTTGAAGGGCAAGGAGCTGCTGGATCGATGCGGGGGGACGGCGGGGATCATGGACATTTACACGTTCGTGCCTTCGGCGCGTAATGCGGCGCATTATGTGAAGGTAGTGCAGGATAAGTGGCTGCTGAGGCAGTTGATCCATGAGTCGGCTAAGACGGTGGATGCGGCGCAGAGGATTGGCGAGGCTGGGCCGGTGGATGTGGTGGAGATGATCACCCAGGCGGAGTCACGGATCTTCAGCCTGGTGGAGAGGTCGGCTGCTCTGGGTGAGAGCCGTGAGGGGGCGATTTTTGCGCAGGCGGGTGTGGATGCTTGGGTGGACCACTTGCAGCGGACGATCGATAATCGCGGCAAGGTTCTTGGCTTAACGACGGGCATTCATGAGATTGATCAGACGCTGCACGGCATCGATGACGGTGAAGGTGAAATTTGTGTGATCGCTGGACGACCGGCGATGGGAAAGACGGCGATGGCAGGGACGATCGCTAGCCATTTGGCGGTGGATCAGAATGTGCCAGGCTTGATCTTCAGCATCGAGATGAGCAGTAACCAGCTTTACACGCGGTTGGTGCTTGGGCCTGCGGGTGTGGATACGAGTAAGGCGGTGACGGGGCATTTTTCACGGGGTGACCATGACGCGATTGCTACGCAGTCGAAAAAGTTAAGGGCGTCGCCACTGCTGGTGTGTGCATCGTCTGCGGTGAGCACGGCTGACCTTCGGGCGCAGGTGCAGTTGGCGAAGCGGCGGCATGGGATCCGGTGGATCATGGTGGACCATTTGCACCTGGTGAAGTCGGCAGACTACCGGGCGCAGGCGGATGAGCGGATGCGGCTGGTGGAGGTGATGGAGACGCTGCAATACCTGAAGAAGGAGCATAAGCTGGGGATCTTCTTGCTGGTGCAGATGAATCGTGACACGGACAAGAACCCTGGTAAGCCGCCGGTGCTGGCGGATCTGGCGGGCAGTGCGGCGATCGAGCAGTATGCGGACCACTGCATTTTCATCCATCGTGAGGATGAGTATGTGAAGTGGCACAGACTGGCCGAGGATAAGCAGAAGGCTTGGCAGTCGCAGATTGAGCCACGCCGTGGCCGTAGCCCTGCGCTGTGGTCGGATGGGCTGAAGTATGATGAGGAGAGCGGCGGATTTGCCCGGCAAGACTACGAGGAGAAGGCGATGCTATTTGTGCGGAAGAACCGCCGTGGTCCGACGCCCGAACTGCAAGTGCGGTATGTGAAAGAATTCACAAAGTTTGCGACGCGGATGCCGAGTCTGAACAGCACGAACCCGCTGGATTGGCAGATGGGCAGTTATTCGACGCACACGCCGAAGCGGGAGAAGTCGAGCCACTCTGTGAGTAAGGCGCGCATGGAAATGGACAGTGTTTTTGAAGATTAACCAAACTAACCAACGAACAAACAACGATGAATACGATTATACTGAAAGGCAATTTGACGCGGAATCCTGAGGTGAAATACACGCCTAAGGGGACGGCTATCTGTGAATTTGCGATGGCAACGAACCGCCGATGGATCGATGAGAGCGGTCAGAAAAAGGAGGAGGTGACGTTTCATGAATGCCGATGCTGGGGGAAGTCCGGTGAATCTATCGGGCAGCACTTTGTGAAGGGGCGGCCGATTCTGATTCATGGCCGCCAAGCACAGGAGCAGTGGATCGATAAGACGACCCAGAAGCCGCGCAGTAAGACGCTGAACATTGTGGAGCATTGGGAGTTCTGCGGTGAGTCACGGGCTGCAGCAGGTGGTGGTGCGCGTGAGGCGGCACCGGCTCCGCGTCCTGGAGTGGGGAATGCGACGGGCAGGGAGACGATGGATGAGGTGTTTTCTGAGCCTACTGAGGGCGATGACATTCCGTTTTAAATTTAGAAACCTAACAACTATGAACACGACTGAATCATCAAGATTTTCACGGTTTATGCAGGAGCATGGGCTGTATCGAGCAGGCTTGGGCATTGAAGGTTTGGCTGAGATGCGAAAGCTACAGGCTGAGCCTAAGCCGCTGCTGCCACGCATCCGAGGCGGGTCTGCGGCAACGAGCACGCTGAAATTTTTGGGTCAGATGATCCGGCACGGCTTTGCAGAGCTGCGGAAGGATGAGGGGCTGTATTACCTGCTGCCTGCTGGAGCTGATTGGCTGAAGCAGGTGGATGCTGTTTTGAACGTCCAGGATGAGACACGCAAACCTTAGACTTTGATGCAAACCAACTGACCTGCCAGAATTATGACTCTTGAAAAACAACTGTTACTGAAGCATTCGGAGGCGCATCCGCGCATTTTGCCACTGGATGTGGTGAAGGTGGAGGAGCTGCTGAAGAGGCGGGGTGTGGATGGCACTTTGCTGCCGGAGGCGATGGCGGAGCTGCGGGAGATGGCGCTGTGGCGTGACCGGGCGCTGATGCTGGATGAGACGTTTACTGAGGCACGGGCTGAACGGGCGCTGGAACGGCACCCACGATTGCGGCTGCTGCCGATCAAGGATCTGTGGGGGATGATCGAGGCGGGGGAGTCGGCAGATGTGATTGCTTGGGGTCAGGGGCGACATCAAGAGCTGGAGCTGGAAACGAGCGACCGATACAATTACGGGTGGCGCGGTGATCCTGGGCTTTCGCGTGAGCTGGGCGGTGGCTGGAAGCGGGCGGTGGATAGCGTCAATGCGGTGAAGCGGCTGAACCAGCGGTGGATTCCGAAGATTTTGTGCATGGGTGGGAATGGCTCAAGCAAGTCGGAGTTCATGCCTTGGTATGCGATCCAGCAGATGGTGAAGCATAAGGATTACCGAGTGGTGGGGCTGTGCCCGTCTGAGAACTGGGCGCGCGAGGTGATGATGAGCCGGATGTTCTGGAACCTGCCGGTGGAGTGGAGGCCGGAGATTACGGGGAAGGCGAAGAGCGGGATTACGGGGTCGATCAGCTACACGGAGAAGATGGGCTTTTCTGAGAATAAGTTCATCCTGCCGAATGGTTCGCGCTGCACGTTCATGTTCTATGAGGATGGAAATCCGAAGGCGCTGGAAGGGCTGGAGCTTGACCTGGTGCTGGCAGATGAGGAGGTGGGGCTGAACTGGTTGGAGGCGGCGGAGTATCGTCTGGTGCGCCGTGCGGGGACGCTGCTGGTTGGGTTCACGCCGATCAGTGGTTATGGTCCGACGGTGAGCTATTTCCGTGGGGCTACTCCGAAGGTGATGGAGACGATGGAGACGGAGCTGGTGTGCCTGCGTGAGGTGGAGGGGAAGAGGGGACCGGAGGTGGTAGAGGCGGCGTTTTGGGATCAGGCGGTGGAGGGTCGAGTGGTGGGTCAGAAAGTAATTCCGCTGATGGAGAATGGGGCTGATCCGACGAAGCGGATTGTGTATTTTCCAACGAAGTGGTGCTGTTACCCGGCGGGAAATTATGAGACGTTGCGTGAGGAGTTTGGGACGAAGCGAGCGAGCATTGCGAAGATGCTGGAGCGTGGTCATGGGATACCGACAAAGGTGCGGGATGCGGCGTTTCCGCTGGTGAGCCTAGAAGCTCATGCGGTGCCATTCTGTGAGCGGCCTAAGGTGGAGCCGAAGGTGACGTGGTGGAATGTGCTGGATCCTGCGAGTGGTCGTAATGCGTTCCTGCAATGGTGGGCGTGCTACGAGGATGGCCGGAAGATTCTGGAACGGGAATGGCCGCAGCAGGATGATTACATTCCTGGGGTGGGTCAGCCGGGGCCGTGGGCGGTGGTGAGCACGAAGACGCGGAAGAAGGATGGGGATCGTGGACCTGCCCAGGAGCCGTGGGGGCTAACGTATGCGCAGATGGCAGAAGAGATCGTGCGTGTGGAAGTGGAGCTGGGACGCGAGGTGGAGCTGCGTGGGGATGGGACAGGGATCACGGTGTTTCGACGGATCCTGGACTCTCGCGCTGGGAATGTGGAGAGTCATGGGACGACGATTGCGAAGGAGTTTCACAAGGTGGGGCTGCGCTTCGATGATGCGAGCGGGAAGCAGATCAATATCAATGCGAACAGTAACAGCGACAACGTGGCCGGGATTACTCTGATCAACAATGCGCTGGGCTATGATACGAAGCGGCCACTGGGGCCGCTGAATGTGCCGAAGCTGATGGTGCGCTATGAGCCGCCGGACCCTGACAAGGGAGTGTCTGAGCGTGGCTGCGCGAATACTTGGTTTAGCCTGACGAGCTGGACGGGGGCGGATGGTGGGGCGGGTGCGTGCAAGGATCCGGTGGACTGTGCGCATTATTTCCTGCGGGATGAGCCGCGTTATGTGGAGCCGCGCATCACTCAGGCGCGGAAGTGGGGTGGGTATTGATGCTGTTGACAATGTGGAAAGGTCTGCCATTCTCGCCACTGAAGGGAATGGTGAGGGTGATTTTTTATGAACACTCATGGCTGAACGCCTACCTGAAACAACGCTGCCTCAGCAGCCGATGAATGGCTTTGCTGTCTCCGATGTGATCGCTGAGATGCAGGCTGCACTGACGGATGCGGGAGCATTCATCCGCCGGATGGCACAAGCGGAGAAGACTCGCTTGTGTGATCGACCTGGCAAGGATGGGACGGGGCGAAAGCATGATACGGCCAAAGAGGAGGCGACGCCCTGGGATGGTGCTGCGGATCATGATGTGTATCTGACGCAGTGGCTGATCAAGCTGCGTACGGCGATGCGCCTAGCGGCACTGAAACGTGGGACGTTTTCGGTGAGACCGATGGAGGGGACAGATGCGGCACGGGCGCAGTCGCTGAGACTGGTGATGATGTATTACCTAAGCGGTCCAATGGCGAGCATGATGCCGGTGCATGGGACGCGTGCGGGATCGTGGGCGGACCGCTACGGTCACAGTCTGATGTATGTGTGCTGGAAGCGTGAGCGTGCGGTGGAGGCGCGGACGGTGACGAGGCAACAGCTGATCCAACTGGCGATGGAGCAGGGTCTGCAAGAAGCGGGCGCTGCGGGTCTAGAGATCACGCCTGATGTGGAGGAGATCATCGCAACGAGCACTCAGCAAGACTTTGAGGAGCGGGTGATGAATAAGGCCGAAGAGGGCAGCGTGGCGGAGCTGATGCTGATTTTTGATACGGGCCTGCGGGACCGTGGTGCGGAAGGGAAGAAGGAGGCGCTGCGTGTGGTGCGTGAGTTCCGTAAAGGAGCAGAGAGCGTGCGCTACATTACGAGCGTGATCAAAGCGGATCATCCGGTGTGGGAGGCTCTGCAACCGTTCGTGGATGTGTTCTATCCTGCCGAGACTGAGTTTGAAGATAACCTGGACAGCGCACGCTGGATCGCGCGGACGAAGTGGCTGAGTGTGCAGCAGCTGCGCGAGCAGGCGCAAGAGCTGGGCTGGGATACGAAGTGGGTGGCTGAGGTGGAGCGGAAACGTGGCCGTGCGGCGATGTTTACGGAGACGAATAAGGCGCGCGGCTGGATCATGGGCGGTGCGGGTGTGGGCTGGAATGTGAGCAGTCGCCTGTCAGGTGAGAGTGAGCGCAATTTGGTGCAGATCATTGAGCTGTGGGACCGGAGCAGCACGCCTGATGGACTGCGCGGGACTTACCATACGGTGCTGCACGCGGATGTGCCGAAGCTGGTGGGCAAACGTGAGCTGCTGGAATACTGGAGCGGGAGCTATCCGTTCGTGGCGTTCACGCATGAGATGGATGAGCGGCTGCTGCTAGCCAACCGAAGCTTGCCAGATTACACGCGTGCGCCGCAACAGGCCATCGAAGCGCAATGGAACAGCCGGACGGATGGGGCAAGCCTGAGCACGGTGCCGCCGTGGACGGGGCCACCGGAACTGCGCGGGACGCGGATCCACCCTGGAGCTTACATTGAGCAGTGGCGCAGTGGCGGTGTGCAGGCTTTTCAATTGCCTTCGCCAGATGGCCGCAGTGTGGAGATTGAGCGGACGATTCGTGGCTTTGTGAATCAGCTTTATGGGGTGCCGAGTAATGAGGTGCCGGACAGTATTTCCATGATGATGGGCCAGAGTGATATGGACTGGTATCTGATGGGAATTTCTCAGGCGCTGCGGCTGACGGCGATTCTGGTGCAGCAATACATGCCGGTGCTGACGGGTGCGCGGATTACGGGGACGCAGAATGTGTTTAATGCGAGCCCGGATGATGTGCGCGGGAGCTACGACTTTGTGATGAAGTTTGATGTGCGTGCGCTGGATGTGGAGTGGACCAAGGAGCTGCTGACATTCGTGAAAGACTTGTTGTTACCGCTGGACCGGAACGGCCAGATCAAGACGGGGCCGCTGCTGGAGTTTGGCTTCAGTGTGCTGGATCCGTCACTGGCTGCGGCAGCGATCATGCCTGATACGGCTGCGTCTGCGGATGCTTCTAAGGAAGCACGCCAGATCATGGACAGTATCTTCAGCGGTGGCGATGGTGAGGAGCCTGCGCCTAGCGGTGAGGACTATGCTGGCAAGGCGAAGACGATGATGGATGAGCTGATGAAGAGCCCTGCGCGTATGCAGATGCTGCAAACGATTCCGCAATACCGTGAGGTGTTTGTATCACGGATGCGGCAGCTCATTGACCTGGACAATCAATACGGGGAGAATGCGCAGATTGGGCGCAGCCAGGGGGCTAGTCCGCTAGCGCCTCCGAATGAGATTGAGCAGTTCCTAGCGCAACTAGAAGCAATCCCAAACCCTGAACCTGAGATGACTGAAGCATGAGAGCGCCACCTGTGATTGTTTATCCGCTGCATGGTTGCCAAGAGGTGACGCATGTGAATGAACGTGAAAGTTTGTTACGCGCTGGGAAACTGCGTGAGATGGTGCGTAAGCACTGGAATGAGCCAGGGGTGAAGGCTTTCATCGAGCTGCTGGAACAGCGGACGGCACGGACTCAACGGCAAGCGATTCAGCCGGGAGCGACGCAACATGAGGCGGGGCAGGCGTATGGCTTAAATGAGTTTTTAGCGCTGCTGCACGGGATCGTGGTGAGTGTGGAGAAATGAGGTAGAGGTGGGGTTTTCTGGCTGATTTTCAGTATTGACCCTGTATTAACCCAAGAGATTTACAGATACAGTTTTTGCAGGGGTCTTTGTGGCGTGGTGAACTATGTGCCATGCCTGATGATTCCGCTGAAACCGCTCCTGTCACAGAGATGACGCCTGCCACTGATGCAGGTGTCGAGGTGGCACCGGTAGAGTTGTCGCCACGTCAGAAGTCGAGGCTGGAGAATATGCCGGACGCTGCGCGTAAGGTGATCGAGGAACGCAAGAAGGGTGCGGCTAAGGCTGAACCTGAGGCGAAAGCTGAACTGTCTGCGAAGCCTGCTAAGGCGGCAGATGGTGTGATCGATCTGAGCGCTGACGATGAGTCTGAGTCAGCGGCCCTGCCTGAAGAGGATATGGAGATCGATGGCCTGGATGATGCAGGCAAGAAGAAGCTAAAAGAGCTGAACCATAAGACGAGCACTTACCGACGCCGGACTCAAGAGGCGGAGAAGGTGGCGAAGGAGGCGGCTGATAAGATCAGTGCGGCTGAAGCACGCTTGGCTGAACTTGAATCTGAGCTGGAGACAACACGCAGTGCGCCGAGAACCAGTAACTGGTATGCGGCGGTGACGGATACGGCGCAGCTTAGCAACATTGAGGATCTGGCTAACCGTGGGTTGAAACATTTGCAACGCATGATGTTAGACCCTTATGCCGACAAAGAGTTCACTTTCCTGGACGGTAGTGTGCGGGAACTGACGGCTGATGATCTGGATAATTTCACAACGGCCATCACGCATGTGAATGAGCAGCGTGATGCACTGAAGAAACGCGGTGCTAGCCAGGAATCGGCTAAGAGTCTGATCACGCGACTGAGCAAGATTGAGGGCTTTGAAAGCCTGCATAAGAAAGCGCAGTCGGCTGACTGGGATTATGACCGCCCGACGCTGGCTGCGAAGCTGGCGGTGGCTGAACTGGCGCTAAGTGGCCAGTATGTGCTTGTGCCGAAAGGCAAGACTTTGGAGAAGGCAGCCGGGGCGACTAGCCCGGCACAGATGGCGGATATGGCTCCAAGCTCCGCCCCTACTAAACCGGCTGCAAAGCCGCCCCGTGAAATCGCAGGCACCATGCCGTCTGCTTTCCAGGGCGATGACTTTGAGGCTGCCCTGAGCTCTGCCAAGGCGAGAGCGGCGAGGGGCGACCCCACGGCTGTGAGGGATATGCTGAGGATCAAGCGGGAACGCCGCGAGTCTCAGTCTGCGGCATGACCAACAACCCCAACTTTTAGAAATTTACTTTTATGGCCCAAACTAATGTGAGCACCCTTCCTGTGGTGCATGAAGACCTCTCCGATGAATTGGCAGTGATCAACGCTGCTGCAACGCTGTTTACTTCTACCTGTCCTCGCGGCGCTGCTGCGGAGAACAGTGAGTTCAAATTTGCTATGGACAAGCATAAGCCTGGTCGCCTTGGCGGCTTGGCTGAAGGCACGTCTGTAGATCGCGCGAATGTCACCAATTTCCTGGAGGACCGCAAGCAACACAGCGGTATCGTCCAAGAGTTCCGTGAGCAATACGGCGTGTCGAAACGTGTGAGCGTGACGATGAAACCTGCCGGTGTGACAGACGCTTACAATGAGTCTGAAGAGAAGGCGATGGTGACGATGAAAGAAGACATGGAGCTTACTTTCCTTTCCCAGCAGGAAGCTCAGACTGGTAGCACTTCGGCTGCTTATCTCTCCTGGGGGATCAGCCGCACGATCGATAGCGGGGCTCAGCCGAACCTTCCGGTGGATGCAGCTTTCCGCCCGAATGCGAACAATGTGCTTTCCAAAACTGCGGTGACTGACATCACTGAAGCTGATATGAGCCTGATGATTCAGCGCTTGTTTGAAAGCAAGAAGACGGGTGTGGACGCTAAGGCTTTCTGCACGCCTGACTTTGCCACGCGCTTTGATTCGTTCTTCAAGGAACATTCAACCTCTGGTAGCACGGTGCCGGTCCGCTCCTTCCAGTTCGCTGGTGGTGCAACAATGTATGAGCAGGCGGTGACAAGCTACAAGACCCGCTTCGGTAAGGTGGACATTATTCCGACCTTGCTGCTGAATGGTGTGCGCGGTGCGGCCAGCCTAGCTGGTGCTGCGACTACCAATACCAGCACGACGGTGACGGTGACGAGCACGGCTGGTCTGCAAAAGTTCATGCGCATCTATGGCACCGGCATTCCTGCTGGCGCTCATATCGTGAGCATCACGAATGCGACGACCTTTGTGATTTCGTCTGCTGCCACCGCAACGGGCAGCCCGACTCTCCGCTTAGGCGAGCTGGATCATGCGCTGTTCCTGGACATGAGCGTGCTGGAACTGAAGATCAATCAGGCTCCACAAAGCACTGACTTGTCTCCTGACGGTAGCGGCCAGCAAGGTTACCTGGATGCCTTCACGGCTCTGTGTAATCGCCTGCCGATCGTGCATGGTAAGATCAATACGGCTGCTGCCTAAATCCCTGTGACTGCCCGGCAGGTGTTGGAGTTTTTTGGAACCCTTCACCCTCACCATTCTCTCTACCCTGCCGGGTGGTCCACTCCTCTTTCTGACTTATGTGGAACCCAGACGTTGAACCTACTTTTGGCTTTGCGCGCTATGCAAGACTGCATGGTCTGAGCAAGGCAAGGGACTGGTTGCTGCGCTTGGAGTATGAGCATAAGCGCCAGAAGATGGAGGCGCACGCGATCGAGCTGGCTCTGGCCAAGGATGCGGAGTGCAGAGGTCCGAATAAGATATGCGAGGAGATGGGTGATGCTGAGGTATCCTGGCAGATGGCGAAGTATTCCTACTGGGAACTGAACCGAAGCAGTGTGCATGAGCGCGGCTGTGTGGGTGGTGAGCTGATGAATGATAGCGATTACATGCGCTACTTCCTGAAGACGAACCCTGAGTGTGCGCGCAAGAATGTGAGTGGTAAGATCATGAGCGGCTGGAATCCACGCCTGGAAGCGGCGGCGGCTGAAGGTAAGCAACAACGCGAGAAGGAGGTCATCATTTCTGCATGAGCCGTCCATCTGCCATTTTCCAAACGGTGTTTGAGGAGCTGGGGATGGCCTGCGGCCAATACACTCC